AAGAAAATCCATATTCAACAGATAAAAAATTGAAAATGGTTGCTACATCAATTCGTGATAGAGTCAAACAAAAGGTTAAGTCAATGGCAGCAAGTGAAAATTATATTCCAGAGGAAGGATATGATATTGCAAGAGATATGGGAAGAGTGCCAAAAACTAAGGGTAAGAAAGATGCGACTACAATGCCACCAAGTAAAGAAATGATGAAGACACAGAAGGTAAATAAAGGCCCTTCCGCACTTGAACTTGTCAAAAAGAAATATGGCAAGTCTGTAATGGGAACTAAAAAATGAGTTATTCATCATATGATTCTTGGTTTGATGACGAATTGCCACAGGCACAGTTTGATAGTTTGCAGTGTTGGATCGAAAATGAGAATACAGCAAAGTGGTCAACAGTAGTAGATACCTCAGTTCATTCTGTCTTATATGATTTGGCAACACGGAATGGTTTGATATTGGGTGGAACAGAAGAAATAATATTAGTTTAAATATGAATTTACAAGACGGATGCCATTCACTTAAATTAGAATGTGCGTTGCGAGATCTTGGATTTGTAGATATTGGATGGAAATGTGTTGCACACGCAGGTATATTTTTCATACAACCAGTCGGTATTCCTGATGATCCAGAAGGAGATTTGCTTGGATATCATATAACTGTTCCTTATGCAGTAGATTACAAGAAAATAAAGATGCTCTCAACTGCAAAGAAAGCACTTGACTGGGCCTTAACCAGTTAACAAACTGTCCACTACCACTGGACTTATACCCATAATTCGATTATAATATGGGTATGAAGAATAAACATCTTGAACATCCAGAAGACTCTATCTTTACGAATGGCCGTAAGGGTCTTCATAATATTCTAAACTTCTTAGAAGAGAGTAAAAGTAATATCACAGTCAAGTATGACGGTGCACCCGCAATTGTATGGGGTGTCAATCCAGACAACAATCGTTTCTTTGTAGGAACAAAGAGTGTTTTCAATAAAGTCAAAGTAAAGATTAACTATAATCACAATGATATAGAAGTAAATCACGGTCATGTGCCAGCAGTAGCATCAATACTTCATATGTGTCTTGAGAACTTACCTAGAATTAGAGGTGTATATCAGTGTGACTTTATTGGATATGGTGGTGCAAAGGAGTACAATCCAAACACTATCACTTACAAGTTTCATCCACCAATCAGTGACCGTCATAACATTGTTGTTGCTGCACATACAGAATACAAAGGTCATACTCTCAAAGATATGGAAGCATTCTTTGAGTTTCCTTTTCCCGTCAGCACAGATGAGTATGATTTGAATCGTGCAAAGACAGATCCATTTGGTCAGGAAGAAACTAAATTTCTAAACACTGATGCAAAATTAAATACTCCAAATTATATGTTGAGTTTGTATATTGCAGCTGCTCGTGTTGCTGCTAAGTTTATCAAGTTTCCAACTGAGGAACAAGGTAAGAAGTTAAAGATTGCTACTAACAAATATATTCGTGAAGGTAGAAAGTTGAATCCTTCTGAACTTTCAAAAGAAACAGGATTCAACAAAAATCTTTTTCAACTTTATAACTTTCTAATTGAAATCAAAGAGTTATTAATGGAGAGTGTAGATACATTTGAATCTGTTGATTGTTTCATCGGTGATGAAGAATGCGGACACGAAGGATATGTAATGACCAATGAATATGGTACATTTAAATTGGTAAATCGAAAGCAGTTTTCATATGCTAATTTTAACCTAAACAAAAAGTGGAATAAATAAGTGTATATCAGTGTGGGTAAGTATTCCTCTAATCACAAATTATGCGAAGTTTTAATAATTTTTTGAAAGAAGCAACAGAGACTTCTGCTTCAAGACAGGCAAAATTGCTAGGTCTTGTTGGAGATGGTCATGGAGGATGGTACGATGCAAAAGGAAAGTTTGTTGCAAAAACTGAACAAGGAAAATTAAAATTTTATGGTCAGGGTGGAGCAAAACCACAAGATGAACCCACTCAAAAGAAATCTGCAGAAGCACCTACACCAACTAAGAAACTTAAACCAGTACAACAACAGCAAGAGAAACCACAAGAAACTGAAAAGAGTGAAGGTCTCGTTCTTGTATTTGGTAGATTTAATCCACCCACAGTTGGACATCAAAAATTATTACAATCTGCTCAAAGAGAAGCAAAAAGAGTTAACGGTGATTTAAAAATATATCCAAGTCGTACTCAGGATCCAAAGAAGAACCCACTTGATCCTGGTATAAAAATTAATTTTATGAAACAAATGTTTCCTGATTATGAAGAAAGTATTATTGATGATGCAGGTACAAAAACAATATTCGATGCATTAACATCTGCATATGGTGAAAAATATAGTGATGTTACGATTGTAGTTGGGCAAGATCGTCTATCTGAGTTTCAAGGATTAGCACAAAAATATAATGGAACAGATCTTTATAACTTTGAAAACATAGTTGTTGTGTCTGGTGGAGCAAGAGATCCTGATGCAGATGATGTAACAGGTATGTCAGCTTCAAAGATGAGATCATATGCAACTGATAATGACTTCCAATCATTTGTGAAAGGACTACCACCAGCATTGAAGACAATGCAGAAACGTGAACTCTTTAACAATGTTCGTAAATCGATGAATATAAAAGAGTCATTACTTTGGGAGATTGCACCTAAACTTGATCCTGATACACTTCGTGAGGAGTATCGTAGTGGTAATATACTAAATCTAGGTGATATAGTAGAGAATATTAACACTGGATTGCATGGTGAGGTTATTCGTAGGGGAACTAACTATGTCATTTGTGTATGTGAAAATGGTATTATGTTTAAATCTTGGTTGAAAGATTTACAAGAATACACTGAAGTAAAAATGGATAGGTTGATGAGAGATAAGACACATCCAAATACTCTTGTTGGAACTAGAGGGTTCTTAAAATACGTACAGATGATGAGTCGTGGTTATGACAAAGGTATCAAAGTTAACAATCAGTATAAATAATTTCTGTAGCAACGAGAACTATGTTAATAAAGGAACAAATAAAAATCGCAAGAATGATCGCATCGGGTACTCCGAGGGAAGTTGCTATTCAAGAACAGTTTAGAGGAAAGATGTCTGCTACTGCAGATCGTTCTGGTGCTGTCGAGGCAGAAGTAGTAAAAGACAAACAAAATAAATTACCACAAGGTAAAAAAGATGGAAAAGAAAAAAAACTATCTCCATCAGAGACATCAAAAGCAAAATTAGATGCTAAAAGAAAAAAAATAGCACTTGATAGAAAAGTAGAAATGTTGAGAAGGAGTAAAAATACAGTTAAAAATGCAGCAGCAGATGCTATTAAAGGAACTTCATACTCAAAAGCAAGTACACAGCAAGTATCAAAGGATGAAGGTGGTGCAACTGCAACTCAAAAGGTAGCAGGTAATGTTGCAAAGACAGGTGTTGCTGCAACTAAAAATGTTGCTAAAGGTCTTGCAAAGGCAGTTGTTGGTATTAGAGGTTTGAAAAGAGGACTTTCTGATAGAAAGTATAAAGGGGATCTTTACAAAGTTGCAAAAAAAGAAAAAGATATGAAAAATGAAGAATTCATACAAGAAGTTGAAGATAAGAAGGACTCAAAGGCTAAAAAGGTTATAGATATAATGAAGGGAAAGAACCCTATTAAGATAAATCCTGATGTGAAAGAAGACACTGTTGTCGTTCAGGATGCGTCTGGAAAAGATTTTGTAGAGATAGTAGATATAATTATACCAGAAAAAATAAAATCCGATTGGAGAACAGAAATCAATGTCACAGAAGCATCAGCAGCATGGACAAGGAAAGCAGGAAAAAGTAAATCAGGTGGACTCAATGAAAAAGGCAGAAAAAGTTACGAGCGACAAAATCCTGGATCTGACCTTAAAGCACCTAGCAAGAAGGTTGGAAACCCCCGCAGGAAATCGTTCTGTGCTAGAATGAAAGGAATGAAGAAGAAGTTAACAAGTGCAAAGACAGCAAGAGATCCAGATTCAAGAATAAACAAATCTTTAAGAGCATGGAATTGTTAGATTAAGGTTGCTATATAGTGTAGTAATTTCGAATTAAGATCATGTTATCATTTTTACTACCGTTTGCATCAAAGATTATTAGTGATGCAGTAAATAAAATTCCTGAAGACGCTGAATTGGGAGAAAAGTTAATCGATATTTGTCTTGTAATCATAGGTAAAGCAGTCAAGTTGACTAAGACCGATGCTGATGACAAATTATTTGAGCAAGTATCAAAGGCAATTAAATCTCGTTGAATCTGCTTTTTATAAATATCTCTAGACAAGAAAATTCATAGGTAACTAAGATGGCTCTTTGGGGAAACAAAGATGGTGTTTACTCTGACGGTACAATATCAGTTGATTTAGGTGAGTTAAAAATCACTGGAACTGGAACGACATTTACTACTGCACATGCTGCAGAAGGAAATATTATAACTGTTGGAACAGGTGCTACATATGGTGAAGCAGTTATTACTGGAAGAACTTCAGCGACAGTTTTGACAATCAGAGATACAAATAACTTTGTTTCTGGTGTTACCACTGTTACTGCTGGTGCTGTATACAATATCACGCAGAAACCACAATCAACTTTAACTGATACAAATTACGATGCAAATCAGGTATTTGGTATAGATAATACTGAGGTCAGTGTTGCTCGTGGAAAGACTGGTAATCTTCGTAAGTATGCTCCTGCTCACTCAGGTTGGGTTGGAATTCAAACTTACACAGACTCAGCAGGTCAATTCCGAGTAAAGTCTGAGGTATTAGTTGCTAGTGGAACTATCACTGGTGATGCTGCAGACGATAGTAAGTTTGCTGATAGTTAATTAATTTAATTTTTTTTATAATATGAGATTTGATGAACTGAATGAATCAAACTACATAATGTTTGCAATTAAAAATTACGAAAATCCTCAAGCAGTAACGCAAGAGGATTTTTATGAAGATATGAAAAGATTCAAATGGGTGAAAAGACTCCTAAACAAGTATAAAAATACTGGAGATCTAAATGTACATTTGGTTATGAATCACTTTATTATATTGTATAATGTTTTTGGTGATGCCACAAATCCACTATTGTTTTATAAACTTGATGAAGATTTGTGGAGTATATTGAAAACATTTGTGATTTATTTGGAAAGACTACCAGAATTTCCAATCACAACTTTACATGAAATACCAGTTGATAAAAAATGCTTAGAACTTTTAAATAGCATATGAAAGAATCTAACCTCCAAAAAATTATTGACATTGTTCATCGTCTGAACGAAGATGCACCTGTGAATAGTATTGGTGGGGGTCATATTGCTGGAACAGTGCAGGCTGGAGATGATCCTCCTGTAAGAAAGAAAAAACCAACTGTATTAGCAAGAGGTAAGTTGCCTGGTGCAAGAACAAGATTTAAAAAAGGTGCAGATTTCATTTCAAGTTTAAAGAAAAATAAATATATGTGAAGTATAAACACTTAGAAGAGTGGAAGATAATACGGGTGTAAATGCTGCCATTTTAGAAAGATTAGAAAAAGTTGTTTCATCTCTACAGGAAAACTCTGTAAAGATGGGACAACTTCTTGCTGTTCATGATGAGAAACTAACAAAGCAAGATCGCATTGATGCAGTATTATTTGAAAAGATAGAACAGGTAGATTCTAAATTAGATCGTCACGCAACTGATATCAAGAAAGGATGTGAGAGGGATATAAGACTTGTAGATGCACGTTTAAGGTTGATAGAGAAGAAAATGTGGTCAATATTCGGTGGTCTTGCTATAATATCATTCATAGTTAGTCCAATGGGTCAAAAAATTATTAAACCAGTGTTGACTCAAGCACCAGTTTCGAGTATAATAATAGAAAAGTAATTTTTCGTAATGAGTTTTGTTGATACTAAGTACATCGGACTAGTATCTGTTCGTTTGCAGAAGTTTAGTAAGAAGAAAGAAGGACTATATACTTTCCGTTGTCCTTATTGTGGGGATTCTCAGAAAAACAAAAATAAGACAAGAGGTTATCTTTAT